TACTTCCTTCTGAAGGGATTCGAGGGTTCTATATAAAAATGGGGTGAGATCAAGTCTCGGATCCGCAGCCATCGGTAAATTCGGTTGCTGTGGATGTGGCGTTCTCATTTCTTGATTGACTAAGTCAATAAGAGACGAATACGCTCTTTGTACTTCCCCAACCATTCTAAATGGGAAACCGGAGAGCATGCCCGCGATTTCGTCATCAGTTTTAGAAGGAAATAAGTACTTCAGTGCTTCTATACTATCAACACCCAATTCTTGTAAATTTCGAGTAAAGATAGATTGGTTCAATTTATCTTGTGCAGTATCCTCATAAACAGGCCCCATCCATCTCCAACTAACAGCTCTATCACCATCGGGTGCTAAGCCAACAACACCATCAGGTATCTCTTTAGTCTCAACTGCCTCGTCAATAGCCACCTGTAATTTCTTTTCATATCTCTCTTTTTGTTTGACATATTTCTCATATAAAATCTCATCATCAGGGTTCTCTGGAGGAATAGGATATTTAATCCCTGAATGATAAGCAAGAGATTTACGGAAGATTTGTTCTTCCTGGAAAATCATTAATTCAAAGCACTTACAAATACCATATGTATAAAGCTGTAAACACTTTTTCTTAGCTGTGGCACTAACACGACCATAAGCAGATTTAATTTCTGTTGCAGTTACATTAGTAATACTTAAATCATCAATACCACCTAGAGCAAGACGTATTTCACTTCGTAGTTGTTCCGAATATCTCGCCTGGTCAGTACTAACAGCATTAGGTGTAATAAAACCAACACGATCCGTTGGCTCTAAATTTGCAATAACTCTAGGAACACGGTAACCACTACCAGGCTTACCTATATAACCTGGTTGCTGTCTACTCGAAGGGTCTTGTTTAAAAGTAGAACTCGACAAACTGAAGTCTGATTGGAATCCAGATTGACTAGAAATACTTGGTCTCTGAGCAGCATCATCTGAATTCTGTTCAATAATATCTTGCTTAGGACGAGAAGAAAGTAAAGTTGGATTACCAAAGAATGAAAGGTTTGCCCGAATGTTCTTCACCATCTCATCATGAGCAAGTATCTGACTTGATAACCACTCAAATTCACCAGCACCCTCAGTACCAAAAGCGTCTGGATTATTAAAGACTTCTACACATGGGATAAACTCCATAGTGTTATCGTGAGTCTTCTTATCAAAGGTTGCATATTCTAAATTTTCATTATCAAAAGTTATCTCTTGTTCACTATGAAACTCTTCAATCTCTTCTGGAGTAATACGCAAACGCATGTAGCGTTTATCTGTATTTAAACCTACACCCTTGAACCCCTTAGAGGACTTAACCTTATAGGGATATATGATAATGACTTCTTCTAAATCACCTTCTGGAGAATAATAAGTGCGATAAGAATCTTTATCAAACCAATAAAGGCGATAAGTTTTTTGTGTTGGTCGAATATAAAAAAGACCTTTTCCATAAGCTAAGAAACGATCCCACATTGAATCGAGTCGAGCATCTAATTTATTAAACTTTATAACCTGTTGAATAAAATCAAATCTTTGTGTACCAAAGTTATCTTGATCAGGATAAAACTCAACGCCTTGACGTATTCCAAACATCTTCATCTGAGACAGATGAGCATTGACCAACATCGTGTCAGCTGACCCACTCCCATCACGATTAACTACCGCCTTAAGAATAGTGTCAAGTTCAGATTTAACAGCAGTATCACTCATGAGTTTTTAACAAGTTGTCTATTGGTCAATGTTGTAGCCAGCATGTAATCGTTTTAGAGTAATCACGTCACCCTCAACTTCAACATCAAATCGTTCACTCGGCTGAAGCGCCATATCGTGACAAAGTTCATCAGGAAGTGGGATAACGACAGAACCATAAGCGTCCTGTTCGATTTCTAAGTTGTAATAGCTGTTTGACATTGGAAGGTGGTCTTTCCAGTTTAAATCGTCAATACTCTAACTCTAGTTTTCCTTTAGACATTAATCCATTGCATAGCCATACCAAGGCGTCCACACAGTCATCATGAGAACTAACACCAAAATTGACAATCTCATCTGTCAAATGAGTGAACTTTCGATACTTATTAAAAGTAATTCTCCTCTGTTCAAATAGACCCATAATCCCCCTAAAGCGAGCAACTTTATCCCCGCGAAATCCTTTGACTGCATGCCAGATCATATTATATAAACCATGCTCTCCCTGACATATTCGTTTAAAATCAGCCTCTAAAGAAGCCTGGTACGCAACAGCTTCTGACCAAATATGAACTGAATTACCAGTAGCAAAATAATTCTTCCCTTCTCCATGAATAACTCCCCACTCCTCCATCATTTCCATAAGACTTTCTAACTTCTCCAAATTCCCCATAATCCTCAATCTCTTACAATCAATAATATGAATCTTGTTTCCAATACGTCCACCCATCACAAAAACAGTAAAGTCATTTTGTTCTCGTACACCAGCTGATAAATCAACTCCTACACCCATAGCATCAAATTGTGTAGCAATACCTCCTCTAACAATCAAATCAGGTGAAAGAGATAGTTCACTAGTTTGAACAATCTGATTCTGATACTGAAAACTAAAAGCAACCGGCGCTTGTCTCCTGCGGTCACGAAGGTAGTCCAAGGACCACATAGCTGGCCAATAAGATATTTCCTCTCCTTGTTCATCCACTGTAATAGCAGACTGAATAATTTGCACCCAATCATTCGCAGGAGTGAAAGTGCTGTTATGAATGTCATCATGGCGAAAACGAGTTCCGAGACAAACTGCTCTACCACCTTCAAACATCGTTGGAACAATGACAGCATTCCAGTTATCCTCCATTGCTTGACGAATATCCCTGTTCTTTATATCATCTGCACTTTTAATTGCGTCATCAATAATACATAGATGTGAACGTTTTGAAGTAACAGCACCCTTTAGACCAGCACAACAAACACTAAACTCTTCTTCACCAGTCGATCTAATACCTGCAAATTTCCAATCAATACTCCAATACTCATTTGAATTAATTCCTTTAGCAATTTTTACTGTGGGAAAGATCTCTTTATAAATTTTGTTTTCTTCAATAATCCTTTTAATCGCAGCACTCTTTGGTCTAGCAACATCAACTGTATATGAAATATATAAAATCTTTAATGGCATTCGCCTTAAAGCATGTACACCAATTGACCAAGCTGTAAATAAACCTAAAACTGTTGATTTCGCAGAACCCCGTGGCGCAAGAATATCAATATTTGGACCGGCAATACCAATCAAACAACCACTACTCTCCCCTGTACATAGATATTTGTGCCACTGTCTGTGATGTTCAGCTGGAGGTTTATTACCAACTACATCACAGAAATATGCAAAGTCTTCACGAGCTCTATCAATATCAACAGTAGAAGTCTTCCTAACTACCTGTTGTTTAGCAGCTGCTCTCGCAGTACGTCGATAAACGCTATAAATACTTGTGCCTGCCATTGGCGTAGCATAGCGTAGTTATTTCTAAGATTCTTCTTGTAAAATCTTTGTCCATACTCCCATTGATGCCTCTGTTAAAGGACCTTCAATAGGATCATCTCTAAATATAGATAGCATCTCCCTTAAAGCTCTATCCGCACCAGCAAGAATCAAACCTTGTTTATCAAGTAAGACCTTCTCATCACTGAGCTGTTTAATTGTTCCTCTCAATTCTTTCTGAAGCATTGCAATTCTGGCAGTACCCATATCTTGTTTCACCATACCCATTTGAATACCATCTCTTAAGTTAGAAATATCTTGCTGCATCGAGTCAATTTCAGTTTCCAATACCTCATTGAAGTTACGCCTTTTGAATTTTCTTTGAGCCCATTTATCGCATTGAACGATAGTACCTGCAAACCCTAAAAATCGGGAATACAAATACATTTGAATTGGGCTCTTAGTTTGTTTACAAAAGGCTAGAAAAGCTTCCCGATCTTTAACGGTTAAGACTTTAAGCCATTCGGTCATACTCTAGAGCCAGCGCGAGCCTGACTATAATCCCTATTCTCCTTATAACGACGGAATGACTCTCTTTGCAAATCTGTACGACGAGTCTCTGACCCACGAGTTCTTTCTAATGCTCTACCTTGTTCACCTCTAGTCTGCTCAGTTAATCGTGTTTCTGATCCACCAGTTCTAAGCGATTTACGTGATTCTTCCCCTAACACTCTTTGTAATCCTCTTTCCCCTGTAAATTTCTCAGCCTGTGTTTGTCGAGTCTCAGCTCCACCAGCACCTACAAGAGATCTCTCTCCGGCATATCGCTCAGCTTGAGTTTCCCGTCCTTCTTGAGCACCTCTAGAAATACTAGCTCTCTCTCCAGCAAACTTTTCAGCTTGAGTTTCCCGTCCTTCTTGAGCACTTCTAGAAATACTAGCTCTCTCTCCAGCAAACTTTTCAGCTTGAGTTTCCCTCTGTTGCTTACCACCGGTTTCAACAAGTCCTCTTTCACCTGCATAACGCTCAGATTGAGTTTCTCGTTGCTGTGCTCCAGTTGCAGCAGCAAGGCCTCTCTCTCCGGCATAACGCTCAGATTGAGTTTCACGAGTCTGTGCTCCAGTTGCAGCAGCAAGACCTCTCTCTCCGGCATAACGCTCTGACTGTGTCTCTCTAGTTTCTTGACCTTTAGTTGCTGCTAATGCTCTTTCTCCCGAATAACGTTCAGCCTGTGTCTCTCGTTGCTCTTGACCACCAGTGCTGATAAGTCCTCTTTCCCCCTGATAACGCTCAGCTTGAGTTTCACGAGCCTCTTGTGCGGTTTTACCGGCCAATGCTCGTGCTTCTGATCCACGTTCTCGTTCTAAACCTCTTTCTCCTGAATAACGCTCAGATTGAGTCTCTCGTTGCTGCCTACCACTTTCCTTTAATCCTTCTTGCTGAGTAAGTCGTTCCTGTTGACCTTTTGTGGTTTCAGTTAAACGAGTCTGCTTACCAACGACTCCAGCAGTTTCTCGTGTTTCAGCTCCTTCAGTTTCTAACGCCTTCCGTCTTTCTAAACCAACAACACCTTCTTTTAAACGATCCTGTTGACCAACAGTTTCAAACTCTGCTCTCTTTAAATCAGACCCTAATCGAGCTACACCTTTTTCTTCATTTACAAAATAACTTTTCAGGACCATATCCTGATCAGCTGCCGACTTCATATTTGCTCTTGTCTGAGCAGCTGCAGCTTCGTCTAATACGAGCTGATTTGTCGTCTCTTGGTCAACGGTATATTTACGACCGTCAATTGTCCATTCTTTATCAGCTTTTTTCTGAGCGGCTTCTGCAGCCTTAACGCCACCTGGATCTTCCTTAGACATTGTTT